AAAAAAATAGCGGCACCTACCTAGCGCCGCTACTTTCTGATGATCTAGGCTAGGCAGCGTGTCTTAGAGCCGCCAAAATTTTAGAAACTGCAGCCTTACCTCGGGAAACTGGCACGTTGCCAAACCCATATAGAGCCGCCACAGAAAAGAAAGATTGGACTCCACCAGAGTAAGTCTTAGAGATCCTGGTTAGGGTGAAACCTTTCTTCAACGCTTCCTCTAAGGTCATGTTTGTAGGGAATGGCACTAAGACTGGGTTTCCTTTATCATCGAAAACTCTCTGGCCATTGACCACTTTTATGGACTGTAGGCCAGCTAGCGTTACTGCGTTTTGGGCCTCTACCAGCTTGGCCTCAGCAGCATCAAGAATCTTGTTCGACATATCGTCACTTCCTCAACTCAACTCAGCATATAGATCAATGTATCATCATTGATCACGGCGCTATGCTAAGTAGGGTATTGGTTGCAGCGCCTTGCTCCGCCTCATGTGAAGCGTTGCAGCAGTCTTATGGCATAGACTTAACCGAGACGCAAGAGATGATATAGTACAGGGCTAGTTAAGAATGATTCGCAATCTAGTTGATAATGATTCTTAGTTGTATTTGTTCTCTGTTTGTATTGGATATGTTCTCTGGTTTTGATTGTTCCACAAGATTAATGTGTACTATCTAATTTTGTTGGCCCCACCCAGGAAACGCAGCGCCTGGGTATATATATAAACCCCTGCTCTCAAAAATTTACCAAAAATACAAGGGGCAATCTCATGGTAAATAAATTATTTCAAGGCGGGGGCTTGTGTAGTCTATATAAATATGTTATAATCTACACAGAAAGGAAAAACCTTCTTAACTCTTCTTAACCCTTCTTAACTCTTCTAAGATTATATACATTTATATTTAACTTTTTATATCTCTTCTTATTATATTAACTATATAGGGCATATGACAGAAACAATTATCAAAGAAAACACAGAAATAAGCAAGTACGATGGTCTTCTTGCAATGTATTCCCTTTTGGATCAAAGAGTTACATCCAAATGTAGTACGGATTTCCTGTCTTTTATTAGATTAATGGCTCCAACTCTTGTCTCTGATTGGAAAATGGGGAAACATATCAGGGTTTTAGCAGATAAATTACAGAAAGTCAAGGAAGGAAAGATAAAAAGGCTGATGGTCTTCCTTCCTCCTCGTAGTTCAAAGTCAGTAATCTGCTCAAAACTCTTTCCTGCGTGGTATATAGGCAATAATCCAGAGCATGAGATCCTAACAATCTCTCATAGTGACCAATTATCTTCTGATTTCGGTAGATCAGTAAGAGATATTGTTGGAATGGACAAGTTTCAAGAGATATTCAAGGGAGTTACTCTAAGATCAGATGTAAGAGCAGCAGGAAAGTGGAAGACAAACCAGAATGGAACGTACTATGCAGCAGGTGTAAGGAGTCAGATTGCTGGTAGAGGTGCTCATGTAGCTATATTAGACGATGCAATGTCTGAAGAAGACTCTTTTTCTGCAGCAGGAAGAAGATATATCAAGGAATGGTATCCTGCGGGCTTGAGAACCCGTATTATGCCCAATGGTGCTATAGTTATCATTAATACGAGGTATCATCACGATGATCTTTGTGGTTGGTTGCTTAAACAACAGGAAATAATGGATATGGAGATAACATATCCTTGGGAAGTTGTAAAGATCCCTGCATGGATTGACGAAGAAGCTTCTGAATTACTGGATCTCCCTGTTGGATCAAGTTATTTCCCTGAATGGAAGCCAGATGAAATCTTGAGAGTGGATGAAGAAGAGATCATTGCAAGTAATGGGTCAAGATACTGGGATTCTTTGTATATGCAGAACCCAACCCCAGAAGAAGGGGGAGTTATAAAGAAGAGATGGATACAGGAATGGGGATCTCCTGATCCTCCACATTGTGATTTCATAATTCAGACATATGATACAGCGTTCAGTACAAGAACAACTGCAGATTTCAGTGTAATACAGACTTGGGGTATTTTTGATACACCAGAAGAAACTGAAAAAGGAAAAGAATATGTTGGAGGAAACCTTATTCTTTTAGGGAACCAAAGAGGAAGATATGAATACCCTGATCTAAGAAGAATGGCTCAACTTCTTTTCGAGGAGTATAAACCAGATATCTGTATTGTAGAAAAGAAAGCTTCTGGACAGTCTCTCATACAGGATATGAGAAGAGGAGGTCTGCCAGTTATGGAATACACTCCAGATAAGGATAAGGTTGCAAGAGTTTATGCAGCGAGTCCCTTATTAGAGTCTGGAAGAGTTTGGATACCTAAAGATAAAAGATGGGCAGATGAATTAGTAGAAGAATTAATTACATTTCCTCATGGAAGACACGATGATCAGGTGGATGCCTTGACAATGGCTGTACACTATATGAGAGAGTCTTGGCGAATTGGACATCCAGATGATCCCTCTTGGGAAGACGACGAAAATCCAAGAAGACAGAAGAGGGTTGCGTACTGGAATTTTTAATGGTATAATAGTGCATGGCAATTAATAAGGACATTTTAAAATCTAAAATACTTTGTATTAAAATTTAAGGATACTTATAAGAATGGCAACTGAACGAAATCCATATGAGACAATAGGACAACAAGCAGAAATTATTACTCTTCCTGTAGGAAAGGGTGGTGTATCTGCTGAAATAGGAGAAGCAGTCACTATTGATGCGTCCCCAGATGGGGGAGTTGTAGTCAATTTTGAAGATAGTTTGGAGGTTGAACAAAAGCCAACAACAGAAGAGTGGTTTGAAAACCTTGCTGAAAACATAGATGATACAGAGTTAGAAAATATATCTGCAGGAGTTTTTGATAAGTTTACTGCAGATAAGGATTCAAGAAATGAATGGGAGTCTATGTTTGAAAGAGGTTTCGATCTTCTTGGATTAAAACTTGAAGAAGCTTCACAGCCTTTCGAGGGGGCGTGTACAGCAGTCCATCCAATGCTTGTAGAGAATGCTGTTAAGTTCCAGTCCAAAGCATCCAATGAATTATTCCCTCCTGCTGGTCCAGTCAAAGTTCAAGTCATGGGAGATTATACTCCAGAAAAAGAAATGCAAGCTGATAGAGTACAACAGTTTATGAACTATCAGCTTACTGAGCAGATGCCAGAATACTTTGATGAGTTTGAAAGAATGCTTTTCCATCTGCCATTGATAGGTTCAGCGTTCAAAAAGATTTATTATGACGCTTCTTTGGACAGACCAGTTTCAGAGTTTGTTCCTATTGACCAGTTTTATGTATCCTATTATGCAAGTGATTTAAGAAAAGCTGATAGGTATACTCATGTAATTTATAGAAGTCCAAATGATTTAGCTAGAGAAATAGCTTCAGGTATGTATATGGATGTTGATCTTCCAGATGCAGGAATACCAATGCAAAGTCCAATGACAACCAAAATGGATACAATCCTTGGTGTGTCTCCTGCAGGAGCAGATGATCCTCAATATACTTTATTGGAACAGCACTGTTATCTGGAATTGGAAGATGATCCAGAATATGAAGAAGGAATAGCTCTTCCATATATTGTAACACTAGAAGAACAATCAAGAAAAATTCTAAGTATTCGTAGAAACTATAAATCCAACGACGAAACAAAACAAAAAATATTACATTTTGTACATTACAGGTTCGTACCGGGATTCGGTTTTTACGGGTTAGGACTGATTCACTTCCTTGGTAATCTCACGATGACTGCAACAGCAGCTATGAGAGCCTTAGTAGATGCGGGTCAGTTTGCGAACCTACCGGGAGGATATAAGGCCAAGGGTGTAAGAATTGTTGGCGATAATGATCCAATAGCACCGGGGGAATTTAAAGAAGTTGAAGCAACTGGTATGGATCTAAGTAAAGCAATTATTACTTTGCCATATAAAGAGCCTTCCTCGACTCTGTTCCAGATGCTTGGCTTTGTTTCAGGGGCAGGTCAGAAGTTTGCTGATAGTACAGAACAACTAATATCAGATGCTTCCTCATATGGTCCTGTTGGAACGACAATGGCTTTGCTTGAAGCGTCAAGTAAGTTTTTCAGTGCTATACATAAAAGACTTCACAAATCGCAGAAAGATGAGCTAAGAATATTGGCAAGAATTAATCACGATTTCTTACCAAATGAATATCCGTTCAACGTGCCGGGGCAATCTCGACAGGTTCTGAAAATGGATTTTGACGGTAGGGTAGATATTATCCCCGTTTCTGATCCCAATATTCCCTCTAATGCACACAGGATGATGTTGGCTCAAATGGCTTTACAATTAGCCCAACAGTCTCCTCCTGGTATGTTCAATCTTGAAGCTTTAAATAGAACAATTCTGAGTTCAGCAAATATGCCCAATCTGGATCAGATACTTCCTCCAAAGATTGAAGCCCAACCTCTTGATCCAATTTCAGATATTATGGCTGCAACAAAGGGAGTTCCCATTGCTGCTTTCCCTGGACAGAATCATGATGCTCATATTCAGATAAAGATGGCTTATTTAGAAGATCCTTCTATTGGACAATCTCCAATTATGCAAAAAGTTAAACCACTTATTGAATCTAATGTTCAAGAACATTCAATTATGAAATATCAAGAACAGGTAAGTGGAGTAGCAAGGCAGATGATTGAACAATTACCTCCTGATCAGGCAGCAATGCCTCAAACAGCAGAACTTGCTATGGCTCAAGCTGCACAACAAGTTCTTAATGCAAACATGGCTATGGGTCCACAACAGACTCCAGAGCAACAAATGGTTGAGATTGAAAAAGCCAGACTATCTTTGGAACAACAGAAACTTCAAATTAAGTTACAAACTGATGCGGCAGATGCTGCTTTAGAAAATAGAAAGTTAGATATTGAGGAATCTGAAATAGCTGTTAAGGCTCTTCAAAAAGGACAGGAACAACAAAGTAAGTCTGTAGAAAAAGAAAGAGATAGAATTTCTAAACAATCTATGAAAGCTGTAGATATGTTATTTAATGCAGCCATGAAAGAAGCTGACTTAGATAAAAAAGAACAATTGAAAATTATGGAAACTTTAACAAAGGTATTAGAAACATCACAAGGAAACGAAACAAAAAGTAGTATAGAACAATTAAAAGCTTTAGTAAAATTAATAGATTCAGCAGGAAGAATTGAAGCTGAAACAAATAAACAAACTCAAGAAAGTTTGATAAAAGCTGCAGAAATAGCTAGTAGAACTAGATCTGAAGAGATTTAGTATAACCTTTATATGAGGATTAATATATGAGAATCATTACATCATTATTGTCAACACTAGGAGATTATGTTTGCAGAATGTATCACTGGTGTTGGGCTGAAGTATGGAGAAGGACTGTCCTAGCTGTATTTTTAGGACTAGTTATAGGATATATAGCTAATGGAATAGGATGGCCTAAGTTTTATCAGAATCCTTCTGTTTCATTAAGTACTCTTGATATCTGTAAAACACCTACAAACTAATGGAACTTTGGGATGAAGTAGTACAAAAATATAATCAAGAATTAGAAACTATAGTTAGAGCAATTGCCTCTGGAAGTGCAGATAATTTTGCCACTTACAGACACATGGTTGGTTACTGTGCAGGTATAGAATGGGCAAGAGGAACCTTGTCAGATATTTTGAAAAAAAGAATGTATTCAGATAACGAAGATGATTAAAGGAGAACAATAGATATGCAGCAACCAGCTTTAAGTAAGGCAATCAAAAATGATATGTGGATTTCTGGAGAAGAGGAGGAAGTTTCTGATCCGTCTCCTCTTCCCAGTATACCAGGATACCACGTTTTAATTCGTCCAGTTTCAATTAAGACAAAAACAAAAGGAGGTGTTCTTCTACCTGATTCAACAAAAGATGATATGGCTTATCTTACTACAGTAGGACGAGTTCTTACTTTGGGAAAATTGGCTTATATGGACCCAGACAAATTTCCTGAAGGACCGTGGTGTAAAAAAGGAGATTATGTCTGCTATGGTAAGAATGCAGGAGTAAAGATGCAATATAAGGGAGTTAAGTTAATTCTTTTGTTTGACGATCAAATATTGTTAAAAGTGCAGAATCCTAAATATTTAGACCCCACATTTAATTTATCTCATTAGAGGGGGTTGCGCGACTACTATAAAATATAGTATAATAGATAAACCGTAAACCGTATTGCTTTCGTGGCAACGTAAAGGGAGAATAAAGTATGAGTACTGAAAAGGATGATTGGAACGAAGTGGAAGTTTCTAAAGAAGAAGATGTAGAGTTTGAAGTAGAGAAGGATAAAGAATCTGTTCAAGCTGCAGAACCAGAAGAGCTTGATGGTATAGAAACACAAGGAGCACAAAAAAGAATTAGACAACTAGTTTCTCAGAGAAAAGAGAGAGATGAACATATTCAACAGTTAATGTCTCAAAATGAGGAAATGAAAAGAGGTATACTTTCAAGAGAAAAACAATTCGCAGATTCCCAAAAAGTAAGTACAGAACTTTCTGAACATCAACTTACAGATAAGATTGAATTAGCAAGAAGTAATTATAAAGAAGCTTATGAAGATGGTGATTCAACAAAAGTTCTTGCTGCTCAAGAAGCTTTGAATCAGTCACAACTTGATTTACAGAATTTAAGCCGAAGAAAAAATGCTCTGTCTAATTATGAAAGAGCTATTGCTCAAAAAGCAGAACAGCAGCAATATCAGCAACAAGTTTCTCAAGCTCCTGATCCTAAAGCCCAAAGTTGGGCAGCAGAAAATGACTGGTTTGGTAAAGATTCAGTTAGAACTGCAGCAGCTTTAGCTATAGATGCTGAATTAAAGCAAAAGGGATTTGATACTGCTGACGATAATTTTTATACAGAAATAGATAAAAGATTACAAAAAGAATTTCCTCATAAGTATGAAGGAATGTCTGATACTGATTCGCCTCGGGTTACGAAACAACCCGCTCAAGTGGTTGCAGGAGCATCACGCAATCCTGCAGGTTCCAGTAAAAAGGTTAAACTATCACAAGAAGATGTAAGATTAGCTAATAAATGGAATATCCCCCTTGAGGTATATGCCGCAGAAAAAAGAAAGGCTGATTTAGCCGATGGGGAATATACAACTATTCAAACACAGCGTGGAGGTTAACACTATGGATACACGAAATCAAAATGCACGAAGTGCAAATCAAAGAGAATTGAAAACTAGAGAAGAAACAGAATGGACTTACGAAGAGCCAGATGCTTTAAATATTCCTGATAGTGTTAGAAATCGTTTTGATGATCAAGAAATGGGTCTGCGTTGGCTACGAATTAAGCTGAGAGAAAACGATGACTATCAGAATATTGGAAAGAAGCTGGCTGAAGGATGGACTTTTGTTGCTCCAGATGAGGTTCCTGAGATGGCACATTCCTCTATCGTGCTGGAGGAAGGACGATACAGTGGTACAGTCTGTCGTGGAGACTTAGCTTTAGCAAAAATGCCTAAAGGAAAAATCGCTGCTCGTCAGAGGTATTTCCAGAATAAGAGTGATAATCTAATGACTGCAGTTAATTCGCAGTTGGAAAACTCCTCTGATTCTAGGATGCCTATAACAAATAATAGTAAGTCCTCTATTACACGAGGGAGAAGTCCTACGTTTCAGGATTAATTTTTAGTTAGAGGGTTTACTGGGAAACTCTAGGTAAGGAGAAAATATATGAGTACTACAAAAGCTCTCCGTGGTTTCCAACCTGCAAGAATGCGTGGCTCTGGTGCTAACTCCACTGGTTTTGAGGAGATTCCTATTGCGTCAGGGTTAGCTAAAAATATTTTTACTGGTGATACAGTTAAAGCTACTTTAGGCAACTGCGAACCAGTTACTGTTGGTGGCACTTCTCTTGGTGATGCTCCTATTGTTATAGGTGTATTCCAAGGATGTCATTATGTTCAGGATGGACAACCAAAATGGAGTAAATATTGGCCTACCGGCACTTCTGCTACTAATGCCACGGCTATGGTAAATACTGACCCAACATCAACATATTATATTCAGGCAGATACTTCTGTTTCTGCTGGTGATATTAATAAGTCCTTCTTTGGATTGACTGTTGGTGCTGGATCAACTGTTACCGGACAGTCAGGTTTTGGTGTGAAAGCCGCAACCAGACTAGCAACACAAGCTATTGATGTATATCCAGTAGCTGTGAAAAATGAACCGGGGAATGATATTACTGTTGCGGCAGAAAGAGCATATCCCGTACTTGAAGTTAGGCTTGCACATCACAAGGCGATGCTTGCACCTAGCGTAACATTAGCATAGGGGAGGGTTAAATCATGGCTATTAATAGAGCTAGTATTGCCAAAGAATTACTCCCCGGTTTGAATGCCGTGTTTGGTTTAGAATACGGGGATGTTGATAACGAGCATAAATCACTTTTTGAAATTGAAAATTCAGACAGAGCCTTTGAAGAAGAGGTTCTATTTACTGGGTTCGGTACTGCTCCTGTTAAGGGAGAGGGTGCTGCAGTAACTTATGATACAGCTTCAGAAAGTTATACTGCCCGTTATACTAATGAAACAATTAGTCTTGCTTTTGCTGTAACGGAAGAGGCGATGGAAGATAATCTTTATGATACTTTCGCTAAACTCCGGGCCAAGGGTCTTGCAAGAGCTATGGCTAATACAAAGGAGGTTAAAGCTGCTGATATCTTTAACAACGGCTTTACCGATACTGCTGCTTATCATGGTGGAGATGGGGTTCCGCTTTTTAGTGCCTCCCATCCAACAATCAGTGATGGCAATCAGTCTAACAACTTGAGTGCTGCTGATCTTGCTTACGCATCTCTTGAATCTGCACTTACAACGATTCAAAAGATTAAGGATGATCGAGGTATTCTGGTTGGTGGGTCTGCTGTCTCACTTCATATTCCGCCAGATTATTGGGCGACGGCTAATTCACTACTTAACTCCCAGTTGGTTCCGTCAGCAGGTACTATCGCCATTGACGGTAGTGCTGCACTAACAGGACCATCAGGATGGAATGATGTGAACTCAGTTCGTAGTATGTCAATGCTACCAAAGGGTTCACATATTAATCGTCGCTTTACCGACACAGATGGTTGGTACGTTAAGACTAATGTTCCTAACGGTACTAAGATGTTTGTGAGAGCACCTCTACAGACTAAGATGGAGCCAGATTTTGATACAGGAAATCTACGCTTCAAGGCCAGAGAGCGTTATAGCTTTGGTTGGTCTGACTGGAGAGGTTTCTATGGTAACACTGGTTAATTCAACCATTAAGGGGGAGGGAGCAATCCCTCCTTCTTATCTTTTTTAAAAGGAATGAACTATGTCATCTAATATTAAAACAGCAATGGTTGACGGTGGTGGAACTGGAAGTGGGTTACTAGTTGACATTACAACTTCAGTTACTTTAAATTCGAGTAATACAAATGATTCTTTTACAAGAATATATGCTTTATATGCTGATGTAGCAGGAGATTATCTTATTACTGCTGAGAAGCAGGTTAATGTAGCAGGGGGTGTTTCCTCTAATACTGTTGGTGCTGTTACAAAATTTAAAGCTGTAGCTGGAGCAGATATTTATTTAGGAGATTATGGACCAAGAGCTAGTGGAGTAATTAAAGTTTCTGCACCTTCAAGTGCCGCCGTTTTAACTGTTTTTTATGGTTAAGCTATATGCCTTCTTATTCTACACTTGTAACAGATATTCAAAATACTGCTGAAAATGATGGGACAGAATTTTCTAGTCATATAGATTATTTTATTAATAAAGCAGAAAATCGTTTAGTTAATCAACTAGATGATTATGGATTGAATACATTTACTTCAGTAGCTGTTTCAGCCAGTAATCCTTTTGTATCTTTGCCTAGCGGAACAAGAATTGTGAGAAATTTTAATATTCTTGTATCAGCTTCTGTCTCTGCTCCTGCAGGAACTGCAAACAGTAGAATTAGTTTACTTCCAAGAACACAAGAATTTGTTTATGATTTTTGGCCTTATGTTAGTGCTTCCGTAGGTCAACCAAAGTATTACGCAATGAGAAGCAATACAGCTATTTACTTAGCTCCAACACCTACATCAACTTATGATGGAGAAGTGCTTCATGTTTCCAGACCTGCTACTCTTACATCTGCTGCTCCTAATAATTATTTCTCTGATTTTTGTTATGACGCACTCTTTTATGCTTGTATGATTGAAGCTTCTCTTTATAATAAAAGTTTTGATACAGTTCCTTTATGGCAAGGAGAATTTAATATAGCTATTGAAGCATTAAGAAATCAGGCTAGAAGAACAAGACAAGACGATATGGCTGTTGCTGCAAGTCCTGCAGGTTCTGCTGATCCTGTTGTTCAAGGTCGTCCTTAATGGCTATTAGTAGAAGTGCTATTCCAAGAGAATTGAAAGGAAATAGAAAAGTGGCTAAAAATACAAAAACAGTTAAAAGAGCAACTGGTGGGTCTGTATCTAAAAAAAATTGGATACAAAGAGCAACAGCATCTATTAACCAAAGAGGAACTAAAGGAGTTTGCACAGGCAAAAAGTTTGGAAGTAAAACTTGTCCTCCAGGTTCTAAAAGATATAACTTAGCAAGAACATTTAAAAATATGAGCAGGAAAAAAACATAATGGGACCGAACCGTAGGAAACGTCAAGAGATGCTGGAAAGATTAGAAACTATGCCAATTCCTGATAAACCTCAAATACCAGAAAGAGAATCTGGAACAGCTTATCATCTATTCCAGAATAAAGAAGGAAAATATTTTTGGCAAAATAATCCTAAAACTAAAGGCCAACAGTTTGAAACAGTAGAGGAGGCTGTCAATGCAATGCAAGGGACAGAAGCTTGGAAAGATAAATCCTTCCAAGACCTTTATGGTCCTAACGCAAGTAGAAGAGCACAAACTCCAGAAGATTGGAAAGCTTTACGGAAACTGCGAGAAGAGTATGAGAACCGCCTTAGAAGAAGAGGAGAATTTGTTTTAAAACGTGGAGGAAAAGTATCAAAAAGAAAAGGTGGAGGAAAAGTTTTTTATGGTTACAAAAAAGGTGGACAAGTTTAATAGGGAGAGAACATAATGCCTACATTTAAAGGAAAACATTATTCATATGATAAGAAGGGTTACGCAGCTTATGAAAAGGCTATGAAGGAAGTTACAGGTAATCCAACAGGACAAGGGTTCGGTGCTGCAAGAAAGGGACCAGCAGTTCAGGGACCAGAACAGGACGTAGTTGTAGACTACCAGCCTGGTAAAGAAGTAATTTATAAGGAGGGAAATTAGATATGACAAAGAGAAATAGAATGAGTCGTGTAGGACTATCTCCTGCAGAAGAAGCAAGAGCAGGTACTCAGTCTGAAGCTGAACGTAGAAGGTATAATAAGGTAGCAGGAAGGGGTAGCAGGAAGGGTAAACCTTCCAAACCTAAACCACAAAAACCACCTAAGATGACTGCTCAACATGGTGGTATGGTACAAGGTTATGACGCAAGAGAAGATGAGCAACTAGGCATGACCAGAGGACCAGAACATGATAAGGATATGTCTATGGCAGCCAGAAGAAAGGTTGCCAGAGCTACAAGAAAGCCAAGAGGAACTTATGGATTTGATAAGGGTGGTGGTATAGGTATGGGACAAGCTCTAAGAGGGGGAGGGGCAGTTAGAAAAACTTAATGGCATATCCTACAAAATATACTTTTCTTAGATTAACTAGTAAAGGTAAGATAAAGTCTAATCCTATAGATGTAGCTAAAGCATCTCCTAAAGAAAGAAAAAAGACTAATGGATTATATAAAAAGAAATCCTCAAGAAAAACTTTTAAAGGTCTTACAAATAATAGAGGATTAATAATAACAGCAGCAGGAGGTGGTCTTGTAGGAAGAAATAAGATTATTCAAGGTTATAACAAAGGAGGCCAAGTTTAATGGCTTTATCAGGAACATATAATTTTGATCTCAATATAGATGAAGTTATACAGGAAGCAATGGAAATGATTGGGGGAGAACAAACTCTTGGTCATGAACCAGCCTCTGCCAGAAGATCAATTAATCTTATGTTGAAAGACTGGCAGAACAGAGGTATTCTTTTATGGACTACACAAACTACTTTAGTTACTGTATCTGCTAGTGTAACATCTTATGATATGGATGGCTCTGCTATAGATGCTCTTCAAGTTATTGTGAATAGAGATAATGTAGATATAGCTGCAACCAGAATTTCTTTTGAAGAATATCTTCACATTCCTCAAAAGGGACAAACTGGTAGAGCTAGTCAATATACTATTAAACGTAATCAAAGTAAGCCTACAGTATTTATTTGGCCTATACCAGAAAATTCTACAGATGTTTTAAAGATAGAAAAGATAAGTGAATTACAGGATGTAAATAAATCTGAGGGACAGAATGCTGATCTTCCAAAAAGATTTCTTCCTCCTTTAACTTGTGGTTTAGCTTATTATATGTCAATGAAACGTCCTTTAGTTCCAGAGCAAAGAATAGGAATGTTGAAGGCAAATTATGAAGAACTTCTTGGTAGAGCTATGACAGAAGATAGGGAGCGAGCAAGTATGTTTTTTCTACCAAAGATTAGAGTTTATTAATGGCTTCAAATAGAAGAGCATTAGCCATTTGTGATACTTGTGGATTTCAATATCCTCATAGAGTTATGA